CTATTTGCTCCTCATGAACTCAATAATGACACCGCCCTGGCCACCAGAGCCCCCTATTGCAGAGCCCTGACCCGTTGTCCCGCCGCCACCGCCACCAAATATTCCACCTTCTCCACCCCCACTAGTGGTGGAGTCCGTGCCCGCGCCGCCAGCGAACATGCCACCATTGCCTCCGTTCGACGTAGCCCCCCAGTAGCCACCGCCCCCAGGTAGGCCGTTCCGCGGCGAGCCTTCCAGAGAAGTTCCCCCCCTGCCGATAGGTAGCAAGAACCTGCCGGCTGAGAATTCGGCTGTTTCGGAGACGACAAACCCCAAAGCAGATCCTGGCTCACGATACTGCACCCCTGGCGATCCCACGCCTGCGCCACCTGTGCTCAATCCTTCGAGCGATGAAGCGGGCGTTACACCATAAACACCCACTGCGCCACCACCCGATGCCTTAGAGTTTCCCGAAGACCCTCCTGTGACATTGACATCGCCACCCGACGCCGTGCCAGGCGTCGTGGGAGAGCCTCCTGTCGCCGTCATGCTCACCCCGGTAGTCGTTAATGTGGATGTTCCGCCCACGCCTCCGTTGTATTGCCCACCGGCACCAATCGTGTAGTTGATTGCCGTACCAGCGGCCAGTTGAACAAGCTTTTGTGAGAAACCCGCAGCTGCCCCTCCACGCCCCCCCCGCATTCCTCCACCTCCACCACCGATCAATGACAAGAGGTAGAGACCACTCCCTGGCGTAACAAAAGTCCCAGATTTGACGAAAACCCTTTGCTCATAGAGTCCTCCATTTCCATCACCCCCAAAAAGCTGAGAAAAATTCGGCATTTCTTACACCCATCCTTTCGCTGAGCCGGAATACACAAGCGAGCCGGCTGCCCGCAGAACATCGAGAGTCATCACGCCGCTCGCTCCGCGAATGAGAGCGCCGTTGGGATGGATGGCCACGGCCATCGAATCGGACAGATCCGTGATCTGGACCACATCGCTCAGTGCGGGCGCTGCCGGCAAAGTGAGCGTGAGTGCCGCTTCGATCACGTAATGCATGCGTGTCTGCGCCAGCGTATCGGAGCTGATGCGCTGGATGGGGGCCGACATGGGCGCCCCCATCACCCACCAGTTGGCGGGGTCGGAGCTGGGCTCATTGCCGCCGCTGCCGGCAAGCTTGCGGCGGTAGTTGAGGCCATTGGCCGGACTCCAGACCACGGCGCCCTCCGCATAGGCTGTACCCGCAGTCCATTTCACGGCACCAGCGGCTGCCGCAGCAGCTATGGCGCTTTGCGCGGCGGCGGCCTCGGACTGCGAGGCACCGCGCGCAGCGCCCTCGGCTGATCCGGCTCGCTCCTCCACATGCAAGGCGTTGGTATAGGTCGCATCGTTCGTGGCGTTGATCTGCTGGCGATGCGATTCGAGCTGCCCCAGCAGGGCATCGGCATGCGCGTCGAAATCGGGATCTCCGACATAGGGAGCGACGGGAAGTTGTGCAATCAGAGGTGGTTTGACAATAGGCATTACATGGACTCCAAATCAATCTGGCTGTACGAGTCTTTCGCGTTGTTGAGGTCGATGGGAAAGCGCCGGTAAGGGCCGAAGATCGACGCGGCTTCGGCATATCCATCGGTGGTGTCGTCATCCAGTGCAGCCCACAGTGCCGGGGCCGCATCCAGTTCCCTGCGCAGGCGCAGTGCGGTATCGACGTTGTCCTTGGGGATGCGGACCTTGACCGAGAGCGTGGGAACGCTACGCACAGGCTGCAACTTGATGCCGCCGTACTTGTCGCGATCGACCACCGAGAAATTCAGCGCGTCATTGCGCGGCGCCCATTCCGCATCGCCAATCCAGCTCTTCATGCCTAGTGCCGCATGCTCCACACGTACCGGGCGGCCACCTGCACGCACCAGCGTGACCACGATTTCCGCTCCGGTGAATGGAGGCAGGTCCGATATCAGAACCGTGGGAATCAGCGGAAATTCGCCAAAGAAATAGCCTGACCAGGTGCGCGTGGCGCGCGCGTTCAGCTTGCGCTCGCGTTGGGCGACGACGGCGCCCGCGGACTTGACCTGCATCACCACCTTGTCGGCCTGTACCCCCCGCATGAACAGGGTGTCGAAGCGCTTGCCTGGGCGCAGGGTGAAGCTCAACGTCGCAGGGGCTTCGGTGGCATCGTTCGTGAGATGGCGGAACATGGCCCAGCGATTGCTGGGACGCAGGGGCATCCAGCGCCTGGAGTCCTGTTCGGGAGGCGTCGCATCGACTCCCGCAATGCTGTTCTCATAGCGCATCTGCGTCTCCAGCCGCAGAACCTGCGCGCCACGTTCATAGTGGGTTGTTGGCGACCACAGCTTCTCGCCTGCAGAGGCGTCCACCTCCGGAACACTGCAGTCGATCAGGCCAGCCGCCGTGATAGGCATGGGAGGGACAACTATCATGGTTTCCTCAAACGATGTTCCACCAGATGTTGGTGCCGTCCTTCCAGACGCACACCAGCCGAAAGCCACCCACGGCCACGTCGCAGACGAGATGGCTGTCGTGGCCATGGATGTAGGTGCCCGACTCCTGCCGGGCAACGGTGAACTGCGCGGACGCAGGCCAGGTGAGGTGAAGATTCGTGAACTCGACGAAATCGCCGAGCGCAACCTCGCTCTTCTTGGGCAGATGCATGGTGATCGCGCCGCCACCCGTCCAGATGGCATAGCGCCCCCCGAGCTGAAGCACGCCACCATTGGCCTCGCGCAGATAGCCGGCTCTTGCCAATTCGCGACCCCACGCCAGGGTTGGAATGGCCACCGGGCCCTGGGGTCCGGGAACGCCGGCATCCCCCTTGGCACCAGGCGTGCCCGGTAGACCCTGGGGTCCTGTTGCTCCCTGCGGCCCCTGCAGTCCCTGAGCACCCACATCCCCCTTGGGCCCGGCAGGTCCCTGAAGTCCTTGCTGCCCCTGCAGGCCTTGCACGCCGGCCTCGCCTTGAGGACCTGTCGCCCCACGCGGACCTGTTGCTCCCGCAGCGCCCGGATCACCCTTCGGTCCCTGCGGGCCGGCGATGGCCGCCGCAGCGATGGCATACGTGCGGCCCGTCCGGCGCAGCAGTGTCAGGTCGCCCGGCATCAACGATGCCGCCTGCTCGAGTTGATCGATCGTTGGCATCAGAGCTCCAATACGGCGCTGCCGCCAGCCGATTGCATGGCCACGCCGCCACGCGTTACACGCAACAGCACCTCGGCCGTATCGCGCACATGCTGTTTGATGTCCTGCAAAGCAGGATCCTGCTGTTCGATAGCGCGAATCAGGCGCTCGATGGCCAAAAGCAAGGGAGTGCCAGCAGCATCCGCACCACCGATCAGCGCCTGTCCCAGTTGGCTCTGGTTCCAAAGGCGCGCCGGTCCGGTGGCTTCGATCTCCCAACCGCTTTCACCCACCATGCGCAAGCCACCACCGTGCAGGCCACCTTTCGCGAAGGCCGGAATGCCAGCGCCTTCGAACCACCTGCGCCAATCGGATTCATAAAGACCGGAAAGCTCCGCCAGATCTGCGGCGGTCAGCTTGTTGTCCTTGATCCATTGGTTCAGTCCGCTGGCGTCCCCGGTTCCGTCGAAGGCGTGGTAACCATCGTTGTACTTGTCCAGATGCGCTACACGATCCTTGTCAGTGACTGGCTCATACCAGGTGCCACCCGAACCATCCGTGCGTGCCCGGCGGTAACGCGCATCCTGGCCCGCTCCAGGCGAAGGCGCCCCCCCAGGCCCCAGTACGGCCACATCGCCTCCCCCAGGGCCGGACTTTCCGCCGCTCTTCTCCTCCAGCAGCTTTGCCTGGAAATCACGCACCGCTTCATCGACGCTGCGCACGCTGGTGTCTATGCCACGAGCCGCGTCCAGTTGCTGCTTGGCGGAGAGGATCAGTTCATCCAACCGCGCCAAGGAAGTCTCTTCGGCCGCCAATTGCTGTTCGGCCACGGACAACTGCTCCTGCCCCTTCTCACCGAGTTGTTCCAGATCTGCGGCCAGCGCTCGCCTTGCCCGCTCCTCATCGATACGACTGGCGTAGGCGGTACGTGAAAGGCCATCGCGCGCCGCAGTGATGGCTTCGTCGAGTACTTTTTGCTCTGGCAGGTAGCCGGTATTGCGGACAGCCGAGACTGCATCCTGGATGAACCGTCCGGCCAACGATGCATCCATTGCGGCAACCGTATCGACCTCACCCCAGAGATCACGTGCGGCACCGCGCGCCAGGTCGACCACACCACGTGCAAGCTCGACCTGCTCGCGGGCGGCATCCAGACGCGCCTGAGCCAGGGTGCGCTCCGCATCGACGGAACGCTGCAGCAGGCTCCACGCCGCATCCGTATCGGCCTCGTTCTTCTTCTTCGCCTCCTGCGCCTGCTCCTCCTGCTTGCGCTTGGCTTCCTCCGCCTGTTTGGCCGAAGCCGCCGCAGCATCCTCGGACGTCTTGATAACGGCCTTGAACGTGTCGTTGAGCTTGAGCAACTCGGCAGCGGTCTCGGCCGAAGACTTGCCGGTGCCGCCGATATTGCCGATCAGCTTGTCCATACCGGCAGTGAAGTCGGCCAGCGACGTGCTGGTGTTTGCCAGGTTCTCGAGATCAGCCGCGAGTTTCCCGATATCGCCCGAACCTTCTCCCAGGGTGGAGCTGGCCCAGTCCTTGAAGGCCCCAGTCTTGGCCATGTCCTTGAGGCCTTGCGTGCCCTGGACCTTCGAGATGGCGTCCTTCAATACCTTGGCATTCGCCTCCTCGGAGTTGGCTGCCTTGAGCTTGTCCTCCACCAGCTTGCGGAACCGGGCCTGGGCGTCGTCGGCATCCAGGTCGATGTCCACGCCCAGGTCCTTGAGCTTGCTGCCCACCTCGCGCTTGGCGATGGTCTTGCGCTCATCCTCGCTGTAGAAGTTCTGGTAGAAGCTGCCCGCGTTGGCATTCAGCGCCTCGATGCCGCCCGAAGCCTTGATCAGGGACTCGAAGGCCAGGTCGGTCAGGTCGGCAAAGCCCGTGATCTTCTTGCCCAGTTCCTCGAAGGAGCGGCCGATCAGGTCGATGGTCTGGAAGGCGGCCTGTAACGCCTCGACATTGGGTGCTTCGCCCAGCGAGTCCAGCGTGGTACGCATCCAGCTGGGCAGGTCCGCCTTCTTGAGTTCGGACACCAGCAGGGAACCGGTCTGGCCCAGGAAGGCCTTGTAGGCCTCTTCCGGGTTGTTGCCCAGCGAGCGGTTCTCGAAGCCGGCCAGGATCATGCCGGTCGTCTTGTCGATGATCTTGGCGTAGCCGTAGGCGTCCTCGTCGGTGTACTTTCCGTTGGCGGCAAAGCCGCCGACCAGGTCAATGCCGCGCGCGCTACCCGTCGCGTATTTGCTGAGGGACCCATAGACCGAGGCAAGGCCGTCCAGGCTGGTCTTGAGCTGCTTTTCGACGGCATCGCTGTGGCGCTGCGTCAGGTCGTCATACCAGTCTCCGGCCGCACGGCCGAACAGCTGTTCGGCGGCCTTGTCGTTGCCGACGCCAGCGGTGCTGTAGGCGGCGCCGCCGTGGTTGGGGCCGCGGGAGCCGAAGGCCTTGTCCAGAGCTCCACCCAGAAAGCTGCCGACCATCGTTCCGATTCCGGGAAGAATCCACGTCCCCACGGCTTGGCCGACAGCTGCGCCATATTGCCCCTGAGACAGGCTATAGAGGCTTCCCAAATAGCCTGCGGCAGACCCCAGCCCACCTTTAAATCCAGGGATGTCTTTCAACCAAGAGTCAAACCTACCCACGGTCCGGCTCAGGTCAAGCATCGCTCCACCGGCCTTGTCCCAGCCGTTCACGACGAGTTTGAATGCGGAGTCACTGAGGAACTCTTGAGCTGAGCTACCCCAGGTTGACCAGTCCGTCAGCCCCCCACCCAAGCCCGCATTTGTCGAGCCACCAAGTCCAGTAGTTCCCAGAGTCCCTGTTTTACCGAAGAGGTTGCCGATGAATCCTTGCAACTGAGCAATCACAGGAACAAGGAATGGCCGTGCGAACGCCTTGTACATCTCATCGGCCACCGTGGCCTTGAACGTCGCGCTCAGGTTCTTGGTGAACGTGCGCCAGCCTTCCGTACCGTTGGCCAGCATGTCTGCGAAGCCCTTGCGGAACATCTCGTCCATCTGGTCAACGGACTTCTGGGTTTCCTGCATGCGGGTGCGCTCGGCGACATTGGCCTTGGCCTGGTTCGCAGCGGCCGTGGCGTCTTCCTTGAGCTTCTGGGCAGCTGCGGCGTCCGTGGGATTCTTGGCCGCGATGTCCTGCAGCTTTTTCTGGAGGTCAATCTCGATCCTGTACTGCGCCAGGGCGATCTCCCGATCGCGCTGCGACATGGCGGCCAGGGACTGCTCGAACTGGGTCGCCTCGTTGGCCTCCTTCACGCTTTGCGCATACTCGGCCACCATGCGTGCCGAGTCGTTGTAGCCCTTGACCCGGGTGAGTTCGCGCGTGGCATCGGCCTCTTTGCCCACGGCCTCGGCGACGTCCTTCGAGCATCGGACGCTCTCTTGCTTGGCTGCGTTGTCTTGCAGTTCCGCGATGGTCTTTTCGACCTGCTCCTGCCGCAGCTGTCCCAACGCATCGCCAGTCAGACCGATCGCGAGGGTCTCCTGCCGGGCGAGTTCCAGGTTCTTTTCGGCCAGTACGGTCTTGGTCTGGTGCTCCTTGACGAGTTGCGCCACCTCCTGCTGCCTTTTCTGCAGTTCCTGATCGCGCTTGAGCTCCTCATCGTCCTGCTGCGTTCTGGCTGGCACGGCCGGTGGCGCGTAGCTGACGGTGCGGGGTACCGCAGGCGGCTCTTTCTTCTGCGCAGGCGCATCGGTTTTCTTGCTTTGCTCCTGCGGCTGTGGCTGTCCCACCAGCGGCGGATTGATGAACCCGCGGCCGCCGCCTGCATTGCGCTGACCCTGTGCCGCCATCAATTCGCGCTGCACCTGCTGCAATTTTTCGACCAGGCGCTGGGCATCGTCATGGGCCGTGCGCACCCACACATTGCGCGATGTGGCTGCCCCCTTGGCCTGCAGCATCTCCAATTCAGCCCTGGCGCGCGGAAGCTCCTTGGCCAGATAGGCTGCCTTTTCCGCATTCGACTGGAAGGCCGTGCTGATGTATTGCAAGCCCACCGCGCGCCCGGCGATGTTTCCCAGCCCGCTGCTGATCTGGCCCAGGAAGCCCGACCCGTTGTCACGCGCGCGCGAAATGGACTCCGAAAAGGCGTTCATGTCGTTGGCCGCTGCATTCATGCCAAAGGAGATCATCTGGCTGATGCCGGAATCTCCCACGGCGGACTTGAGCTTGTCCCAGGCGTTGGCCATGCGTTGGGTGCCGGCATCCAGCCTGTCCGCCGCCTTGTCCGTCCCCTCTCCCAGGGAGCTTTGCAGCGCCTGCGAGAAACGGGGCAGAAAGTCCTGCGTCACGACCTCGCCGGTCTGCAGCATCTGGGAGAACCGCTCCTGTGTCACACCCAGGGCCTGAGCGCCGACCAGCGCCGCCTCCGGGATATGTCCCAGTTTCTCGCTGAAGTCCGACGCGCCTATCGTCCCCTTGCCCATCAGGTCGAGTACGGCTGCCAACGAGGCATTGCCCTGCTCCACGGAAAGGCCCATGGCCGCGTTGGCCGAGGCAATCCCCGTGAAGATGGTCTGCACCTGCGCGCCCTCCAGCGCCGTACCTCGCGCCTTGGTGGCGAAGTCGGCGTAGGCCTGGCCGGTGGCATTGAGCTGCAGGCCCAGCCGATCGGCCAGGGCCGTGACATAGGCCAGTTCCTGCGCGCCCTTGCCGCCGGTGGCAAGGTCCAGCCGTGTACGCAGATTCTCTGTCTGGGCACTGGCCGTGTAGAGCGCCTCTCCCACCTTGGCCGCCGAACCCGCCACTTCCAGCATGGCATTGGCGCGGCCTGCAATCTTGCCCATGGAAGTAGACAGGCTCTCGATATCGACGCTGGCACGCGCCGACACAAGCGCCGTGTCCGTTGAGGCACCTGCGAACTGCGACATGCCGGCATACGCCTGCTGCAGCTTGCCGTGGAGTTTGTCGAGCTCCTGGGAGAACTGGGCATTCTGCGCACGCAGCTCGCTCAGGCTGGGCGTCTCGGCGATGCCTATGCTTTTGACCGCTGTACTCATGCTGATCTCTGTTCGGTATGCTTGACCGCTTGTGTTTGTCTTGAAAGGCCGGAGCCGAAGCCCCTATGCCTCAGCCCCGGTTGAGCTGGCGCAGCGCCTGCGCCTCCAGTACCTGCAATTGCGCGAAGACCTCGCCGCGCTGCGCGGCGGGCACCGCGTAGCGGCGCATCACGATCTCGACCCCGGCGTAGTCCAGCCCGTCCCAGTGCCACTGGCCCCAGGGCGTGGCCGTCCTGCGCCACTGGGTGGAGCAGCCGAGGTACACGCTCCAGGCCATCGCATGCTCCGGCCACAGTTCGTAGTCCTCAGGGTGCTGCCGTTGCAGATCGCCGGGCACCATCCGGTCGGGGTCGATCCCCATCTGCGCGCACTGGGCGCGCAGCTCGTCGTCTACGAGATAGCGGTCTGCGCCGTCGAGGCCGAGGTGATGCCGGACAGCGCCACGGAGTTTTTTGTGGCGGCATCCCGCTGGTGCACGTTGAGTCCGTCGAACCAGGCCACGGCCATGGCCTGCTCCAGTCCCGGGTAGGCCTCCTCGGCCGCCAGGCGTTCGTCGCGGCTGTAGGGCACGGGTGTTCCTTCGTCGCCCAGCATCCCCTCCCAGCCCACAACCACTTCGTCGAGCAGTTCAGGGATGGTCATGCGCCGTACCTCCTGCGAGCCATCGGGCTGCGTGGCGGGCTTGCCGACGACGATGAGTTCATTGATCTCGTCGCGCCGCGCCTTGCCCAGGCGCTTGAACACAACGGCAAAGTGATGGGCTCCGAACCTGCCCTCATCGACGGGCAGGTACAGCGTTGCGGGAACGGAGATGGTGGGCTTGAGCCCGGAAATCTTGACGGCCATGGTGATCCTTGGATGTGTAGTTGTCAGGCAGGGAGGTACGGCGTCAGATCTCGATGGACCACTCGTCGTTGCCCGCGTCGGAGGGAATGAACGACAGGGGGATCGTGATCATCTGCACGCCATCGCTGTCGCTGTAGGTCGGCTTGCCGATCTGGGCGCGCGCGCTCTTGAAACTGACGGTGTTGGTTGCGCCGGGGCCATGCTTGAGCGTGACGGGCACGATGGCGCTGGCGCGCGCCAGGCCGATCCAGTCCTTGGTGGCCACGCTGGTGTTCTCGAAGGTGACGCTGCCCGTGGACTTTCGGTCCGTGATTTCCACGGTGTCCACGTTCATCAGGTCGCGCTTGACCACCTGGTTGCCGCACTTGAAGCTGAAGGCGCTGCAGGCCACCGCCAGGCCGTCGAGGGTCAGTTGGGTGTTGGTCTTGTTGACGCCCAGGGGAGCGACGAAGTCGCTGTAGTCCACTGCCGGCAGGGCCTCATCCACGGCGGGGACGAAGGAGCCCGTGAACTCGAACTTCCACTTGGGAATGGCCTTGGCATCGGTGCTGAACTCCACCTCGCCGCGTGCGCCATGCATCTTGTAGAGGGTGCCGTCCACGTTGCCGTAGATGGTCACGCTCTGGATGCCGTCGGTCACGGGAGAGAAGACTGTCTTCACGCCAGTCTCGGTGCTGGCGCTGGCGGCACACGCACGCAACAGGTCGGTCACGCCGGGACGCTCGCCCGCTGCGGCCACACCCGCGAATTCCACGGAGAACGCCACCTTCTGGTATTCGGTGACCAGGGTGCTGCCGCTGGAGCCGAAGAAGGGACGGATGTTGTTGCGCTCGACCACGTCGCCCTCGATGGGGGTGAGGGTCACGTCGCTGACCAGCATGGCATTGGCCGCCAGCGGTACGACGGCCGTGCCGACAACGGTTTCAACCAGGGCCAGGAGGGCCATCTTGCGCATGATCTTTGCTGCCATTTGGAAAATCCTTTGAAGAGATGAGGAGAGGTTTCGCGGCCTTGGGCGCCGTTCTCCAGCGCCGCGGACCACAGGGGTTGCGGGAAAGTTGCGAGGTGTCCGGTCTAGGCCCGGTTCGGTGGTGTGCAGGTCACAGGTAGCTCCAGGTTCTGAGTTGCAGGACAACGGAGTGGCAACGCACTCCCGCGAAATCCACCGGCTCGGCACGCATGACCTGCACGCCATCGGTGCTGTCGTCGCTGCCTGCCAGAGGACCGGGCTGGCACACGCCACCCAGGGTCGGATCGGCTCGCACCAGGGCGCGGAACTGCTCGACCAGGTCGTCCAGCAGCAACTCGCTGGCCTGGGCGTCGGCGATGGCCAGGTAGCCATGCAGCGTCCATTGGTGCACGCTTACCGTGCGGGCCGTGCTGCTGCCGTGCTCGACCGTGCTGCTTCTGCGCAGCCACCAGCCGCGGACATGGGCCGTGCCTGCTGCAGGCGGCGTATACGTGAACAGGGCGGCCAGCTCGGCATCGCTGGCGGCATGGCGTTCGCGGTCCTGCACAACGCCGATCTGCGGCACCGAGGCCAGGACGGACACGATGGCGTTGCGATGCTGGGCCAGTGCATTCATGGGCGCAGCACCGGAAAGGCCGCTGCCACACTCGCCGCAGCCTCGGCCACGATGGGCCGCAGATGAGCGGCAAAGAGCAGGAACAGTTGTGCGATGGCGTACATGGGTCACTCCGTTGGGGGACGCAGAAAAAGATGCGTCGTTGCGATGGAGTGACTGTGCCGAGGCAGGCAAAAATGAATAAGGCCTGCATATGCAGGCCCGGTTTCAGCGTCCACAGGCGCGCGCCTTCTCAGGCGCAGCGGACCTGGATGCCAGGCACATGTGCCTTGGCCCGGCACATCCCAACGGCCAGGCAAGCGCAAACGTCCTGCCGCTCGGGCAGGCACGGATGCACGAAAGAGGAGGACGAGAAAGGCTGGGAGAAGACGGAAGCGCGCAGGCTGGCCTCAGGCCTGCGGCAAAGTCTCTGGAGCGATGCCGGGCGGCGCGGCCCGGGGGCTAGAGTTCTCCGCCGTGCCAGAGGACCCGGCCGCAGATGCGCAGCCGGTTGGCCGCTTCGCCTTCCAGAACCTGGGGCGGATAGGCGGGGTTGTAGCTGACGATGCGCACACCGCCCGTGCTGAAGTCGCGCTCCAGCAGCTTGACGTAGTTCTCACCCTCCAGCTCGATCACATAGACACCATCCTGGGTCAGCGTATCGACCGATGTGTTGACCAGCAGGATGTCGCCGTCGTTGATGCGGTCCGCCATGGATCTTCCACGGGCACGCACGATCTTGGCGTTGTGTCTGCCCAGCCCCTTGGACTGCAGCCAGGACGAACGGAAGGCGAAGCGGCCTATCACCTCGTCAGGGCCGTTGACGGCCCCATGCCCTGCGCTGACGTGCGCATCGAGCATTTCGATCTGCGTGAACTCGTCTTCGGCCGCCCCACCATGCCGAGCGACAGGCTTCGCCGCGCCCGTGCCGTTGAAATACTCCAGCGGCCGGCCCGCTCGCTGCGAGGCCCGCAGCAGTTGCCGTGCTGGCACTTCCCCGCGCTTGCGCCATGTCCGCACCGTTTCAGGCTGAACCTCCATGCCGGCCATCCAGTCGGGTCCCAAGGCTTCAGCCATGCGCGCCAGTACCTCATCAACGTTGGATGTAAGCGCATCAGTCACAGGTTTTGCAGGCATGGCGAATCTTGACAGTGGTTCGTTATGGACCAAGAATATGGTTCAAATTGAACCGTTTCCTTTTGAACCAAGAGCGTACAGCCAAAATGCATTCCGAACACCATCCGGCACCTGTCTTCCAGGGCTTTCGGCCTGCTGCCCTGCCCCCCACCATCGGCATACCCACGCCCGCAGCAGCTGCCATTGACCCGCGCCATGGCACTTGCAGTGATCTGCTCCCGCCCCTGCTGCAGGACTTCGAGCGCCTGATCGGACTGCAGCCCACGATGGCCTTGGTGCAGCGCTGGGGTGGGCTGCGCATCTACGTTCCCACGCCGGACAAGGTCACACCCGAGCATCCCTATGCGGCCACCATAGGCGTGAAAGCCTTGCTCCAGCTCGCCCGTGAGTATGGAGGCCTGCCCCACTTCCAGCTGCCCAGGGCAGCGCGCGCACTGCAGGCACTACGCAACCAGCGTATCGCCGCAGACTACGCCACGGACAAGACGGCCCGGCAACTGGCTGCCGAGCATGGGATTACGGAAGGCCAGGTGGGGCGCATCGTTGCGGCGCTGGGCGTGACAGCACCGGCCAGGCGACGGCGCAATCTTGCCGGCTGA